TTTAACAATCTTTCCGTTCGGAGTATCTAAGATAAGTGCTTTACCCATCACATTCTTGCCTTCAATATTAAGACTCTGAATAAGATGGGATACCTTATCTAGGTTAACAGTTGGACCATCTGGATGGTTTAATTCTCCAACTGCTCTCCCAGTTTTTACTTGATCGGCCACATATTTACCAACAGCTTTTTCCATTACTGGCATTGGATATATGCGCCCGTTTCTATTTTTTGCATCAGCTTGTGCGAATACACCTTCAATTAGATGTTTCTTCTTACCGTCTTTTTCTTCGGTAATAAACTCTACGTCATTTTCAGTATATTCTGTTATAAGCTTCATTCTATTTCCTTATAAGACTCTATAATTCAAAATCATAGTCGAGTCATTTGCTAAAGCTCCACCTGATTTATTTGTAATACGTACTTTAAATGATCCAGCAACTACTGTATGAACATCAACATCAGCTGCAATACTGGCGCTAGCTAAAACAACTGAAGTAGCAAGTACTTTATTGTTTGTAATTGTAATGTTAGCTTGTTCTGCATCATCTGCTAACTCAGCACCTAACGTAAGAGTGTGACTAATTTTAGCAGTATTAGTTGTACCATCACCAGCACTTGATGCAGCATCAGTAGCTAGCGCTGTATTACCTGCACTTGCATCTAGAATATTTAATTCAGCTACTGTAAGAGTTGCGTCGTCTAAAATATTCAATTCAGCTGCAGTTGCATCAACCGCTGCTAATTTGGTAAAGTCTGCTTGTACTAATCCAGAAACTCCATCTAGTAAATTTAGTTCAGTAGCTGTAGAAGTCAATGCTACGTTTTCATTTATTTTTGGTGAGGTAAATGTTTTGTTTGTGACAGTAGCAGTAGAAACTGTTGATAGTAAAACTCCGTTAGAACCATCAGGTAATGTAAGAACATTATCAGCAGCTTGAGCATGTGGTGCCCCTATAAGTGTCTGTGCGTGAGCGTTTGAACTCTCACAATAGAATTTTATTTGTGAAACTGCTGAACCATCATTTTTAAGATCAATAAGACCACCAGTTAAGAACATATCTCCACCAGCAGACATATCTAATACAAACGGAGTGATAGCAGAACCGCCGTCATCACCTACAATTTTAAAGTCTTTGTCTTGTGTTGCTACTGTCATTACGAAATCAGTAGAACTATTTGTCATTGTAAGAATAGAAGTACCGCCATCTTTGAATACTATATCTCCACCGTCAGCATCAAGAACTATGTCATGTGAAGCATCTATAATATAATCAGAAGATGTGGTTGTTAAGGTATTACCATTCATTGCCATGTTATCAACTGTCAATGCAGTCAATGTACCAACACTTGTAATTGCACTTTGAGCCGCTTGTGTAACTGTTAATGCTGAACCAGATGCGTTACCTGTAACGTTACCAGTCAAAGGACCAGCAAATGCATCTGAAGTAACTGTACCATCAAAGAAAGCATCTTTAAATTCTAAAGAAGATGTACCTAAATCTATTTGGTTATTTGTTTGTGGTCTTAGTGCACCAGCAGCTAATGTTAGTCTTACCGCGTTGGCTGCTAAGAAATCTATTTCATCAGCAGTTCCAAAATCTATTGCAGTCTGTGCATCTTCACCTAAAATAAGATCAGTTGCAAGAATAGAATTGACAGTAGTTTGTGCTGCACCTAAAGCGAAGTCAAGAGTGTTATCAGCATCTTGATATGCTACTGTAATACCGGTTTCAGTATTAGAACTGACCATTGCACCAACTGTATCAGAGATTGTTTCTGCTAAAGTAACACCGCCGATTGTTAATGCATCAGTTTCTAGTGTACCGTCAACATCTACGTCTCCAGATATATCAAGTGTTGCCATGACAGCTGTCCCAGTAATAGTAGGAGCAGTAAGCGATTTGTTTGTAAGAGTTTGAGCAGCAGTATTAGAAGTGATTTCAAAACCACCAGCTGTACTTGCATCGTGTACTCTTAGAGTGTCTAAAGTTGTGTCGACGCTTACTTCACCCAGGGCACCTGTGAAAGCGTTGTTCTGGGTAGTTGTGCCCCGTCTTAGTTGAACAGCTGTTGCCATTTTTTAAATTCCTTTTAGTTTATGCTACGGAGCCGTGATCGACTGTTATTGATTGACCGGTAGGTGCCATACAATCATAGGCAGAGTCGGTAGCAATTCCAAATGCATCGACGCCGCCAGTTAAACTGCCATAGTCTCCGGTTGGATAGTTACCTTGTCTTTCTACGACACCAAGGTCGAGAATTGTTTGTGCTGTAACAGTAGTGCCGCCTGCGAGATCAAGCTTACCAGTGAAAACATTGAACTTATATGCGCCCATTAGCTAGACCTTGTTACAGTTGTTAAGTTGTCACTACCATCGTAAGCATAAGCTACAACAGCAACTGTTGTACCGCTAGCGCCACCACGTTTATATGTAGTGGATGCAATGTTAGCACCAGAATAAGTATTAATAATAAAATCGTATGCAGGAATTCCCATAGGGTTAGAGATGTCTAATTCTCTTGCATATTTTTGTGTTATATCGACCATCTATTTTCCCTTTGCTGCCTTCACAAATTCCTCGGCAGACTTCTTAGCTCTTGCCAGTGTAGGATATTCGTCTAATTTTTCATTATCCAGGTATAGGCAAAACATACCTTCATCTGTTTTGTGTATCATAACTGATACACCTTTCATTTTTCCACCGAAGACATGTTCACCTGGTGGCATGCCTTTGATTTTTTTTTCTCTTAATTCTTGAAATGTTATCATTTATGCCACACTTTTAGTTTAGTTTGTAGTATTTATAAAAATTATTATTTAGGCTTCTTCGGCTTCTTCAGCCTCATCGTCGACCTCTTCGGAGCTTTCGACATCATCGACTTCTTCGCCGGCTTCGGCTTCATCGGCTTCATCACTTGCCTCGAGTTCCTCATCATCGGTCTCCTCTTGATCATTAAATATTTGATCAGCTAATGAAATCTTTTCTTGATCCAATGCATCTGATATTTTATCACCCATCATATCATTAAATATAGTATTTGCTTTATTAAAATCTTGAGCATACGCTAAATCAATCATATCAGCTACCCCTGCTGCAGGATGTGGTTCCCCACTTGATGTTCTCATTTCTTCTTCAGCCATTATTTTATTCTTTCTCTGGTTTCACTATTTGTACGGGGGTTGGAGCAGGCGGCTCGGCTTCTGCCTGAGCTTGTGCCTCTGCTTCTGCTTCTGCTTCCGGATCTGCTATTTCTCCAGCTGATTGTTCTTCAGCTATTTGTTTCTTCATTTCTTTTATTTCTTCGTCACCTAACATTAATACATTTCTAAATACATATTCTTTAGAGAAGTATTCTCCAATGTATTGTTGAGTCATATCTAATGTTTGTAGTCGTTCACGAAGTAATTCTGCATCTTTTAACTCTGTAAAATGATTATCTCTTATATAATCAAAGTGTACATCTGATCCCCATTCATCCCAGTCTTCTTCTGTAATAACATTCTTAAGGATCAACTGTCGTTTGAGTATCTCTGCAAAGAGTATAGAGAATCGTTTACGAAGTCTATCGATAAATTTCTGAAACTTGAGCTCATCACGTGAAATCTCAGTTGATCTACCAAGATTAAATTGTCCTTCTTGCTCAAGTCTGCCCATTGGTACATTAAGAGACTTATACAAACGTTTTTGGAAATATAGAATATCATCTATCTGTCCAAGGTTATCGCCACCTGGCAATGTAGAAATTTCTGTTCCCCTACCGCCTTCACGACGTGGTAACCAGAAATCTTCGAGCATTGACATATGTTTTCTGTCATCTTTAATTGCACCAGTAGAAGCATCGTATACAAGTTTGTTTCGATACTTTGCCATTATGCTTTTCATATATTCTTCGGATTTACCTTTAGGTAAGTTACCAACATCTATATAAAAAATTCTACGCTCCGGAGCACGTGCAAGACGATAGATCACTAATGAATCTTCCATCATACGTAGCTGATTAAGAGGTTTAAGTGCTTTTTGAAGATAAGATATAATCTTCTTCTGTGTCTCATCAAGTAATCCAGATGTAACGTAAAGAACTGAGTCTTTAGTTAGCTTCACGCCAGACTGTTGCTGACCTGGTTTCTCTTGATAAATGTAATATTCATCTGTATTTTCAATGATCTTAGCACCAGTAACAGGATCTTTAGAAGTCTTTACCTCTTTGATCTTACGAATCTTTGCAGAATCGATAGGACGTATATCCTCAATACCTTTAGAAGGATTATCTACATTTGCAACTAAGTGAAATGCAAGTCTTCCGTCAATGTACCATCGTCTAAATATATCATGACCCAAATCAGTAAAGTGTAGCATCTTTAAGATGTCATCAAACTCTGCTTGGATTTTCTTTTGAATTCCGCTTGAAGCCTTTAAACTTTCCATTTCAAGTTTTACAGCAAAACCTTCTTCGGCTCCACTAATTGCTTCATTCATAATATCTTCTATCGCAGCATCAACTTCAGGATGCAACGCAGTACCACGATACTTTTGTATCATTTGGTAATTGTCTTTTGATTTGTCTCCGTCAATATCAATGTATTGACCATAATGTGCACCGGCAGCAGTTACGTAACCAGCACCATCTTCGTCAACCGGAGGTACAATGGATTTTAGCTTAGCTTGTTGAGCTTCTGTTTTCTTAGCTCTTCGAAGTTCAAAGCCAAATAATTTTAGTGACGTTTCAGCCATTTAATAACCTTCATATTTGGAATTAACGAGGCAACTTAATGCCTCGCTATAGTATTATATATACAAACCTTAAGAGGTTGTATCTGCAGATTCCCAGTATTGAACCTGGAAGTCAACGCTAAATCTTTCGATTTCATCGTTTGAACCGTAAGAAACATCGATTGCTGATAGTGATGTTGGAAAACAACCTCTAAAGTTGTATTTCTTTAGGCTATCACCATTACGATCGAGTTGCTCTATGAACAAATCTGCTTCGTAATCAACCGGAGCAACTAGACCAGTATTAGCTCTGTGAGCATTAATACCATTCATCCATCGTTCCATTGAATTACGAATACCGAAGTCAGTATCGTTTATGATTGTAGGGGACCAAGTATCAAACGTACGGTCTCCTGCCATTTTTAAAAACCTGCCTCTGAAAGGCATCTCGATGATGCCAAACGATGAACCAGGAAGTTGTGCTGCTTCGCAAAGGAATGACGTGATCTCTACGTCTCCTAATGCATAAGCCGGAAAGTTAATAGTCGCTTTGAACAGATTGGCTCTGGCTCCACCACCTTTTAACTTGGCTTTAAAGTCGTCTACTCCAAGAATAGCCATGTTTATATTCTCCTATCTGTCAATTAAACTGTGCCGACTACTTCTTCAAAGTCAACACCTGTTCTAACAGCTACGAAACTTAGAGTTACATAGTTGATTGAACGTGCTGGTTTGATGAAGATGTCTGCTTTAAATTCATTGCGATCAATGACTGCGGCTGTGTTGTTTGTAGTGTCACAAACTACTCTGAAGTCAGTAATACCTCTTCGTCCTTGAATCTCTCGTAAGAAAGGTTCAACTACGTTTTGGAACTCTGCTCGAGTAAATTCGTCATTGAATTCAAACATAACGTTACGCGCAGCTATCGCAATAGCTCTCTCAATTGCAAGGAACAATCTACGTACGTTAATACGATCGAATGCACTTGGTCTTGCTAATTTAGTTTTATCACCAAAGAGTAATACACCTTGACCAGGTATATTTGCTATCGGATTAAGACCAGCTTTATAAAGTGTATCTCTTTCTGATTTGTTTGGTGAATAAGACAATGATGTAATACCTACATATTGACCTCTACGTGGACCAGCTGGTGAGAACCAAGGTGCTGTGTTGAAGTCTGATGCAGCCATAATACCAGCGGTACTTGAAGAACCAGGTATTTGGATGTATTGATCAGTGTACTTGTCATATACTTTAAGGTAGTTATTATCTACGATAAGGTAAGATGAGTTGGTAAATGTATTAGCTG